ACTCTCAATATCCACACCAATTTCGTGGGAGAGGTTATTGCTCGCGAGGATGCGGCTGCTGATATAGTGTGGCCTATGCTTACTAATACTGCCGTAGCGCCTGTAGTCAATAGTAAAGAGACAGTAGCCGCGACGGGCCCGTATACTGGTTCTACCAGTGGCCGATATTTCCTTCGCGTTGATGATGTCGCTGCTGGTGTAGCTACTATTAAATGGCAATTTGTACCACTGGGTCAGAATCCACTTAACTGGGCGGCTGTCACTACGGATATTGATGTTAATATTGCTGCTGGTGCAGGTAGTTCTAGTAACGTTCTCATCCCACTAACTAGTAATAACATCAGCGTTCGTTTCGGTACTGTAGTCGGTGCGGCCCTCAATCTAGTAGAGGGTAATAGCTGGAGTATTAGAGTTAACAAGTATGTAGTCTCTGTGCCCATCTTTAGCGGCGACCTACCTAACCAGATTGTCACTAGCCTGATCAGTGCCTGTGCAGGTGTGGAGCCCTTTGGTGAGATTACTCGTAATGTTGAGGACAACGGAGTAGTCATTCAATTAGAGCCTGCTCTCACTGGTTCTATCAGCAATCGCTTCTCGTTCTACGTAACGGCAAACGACAACACTGCTAATAGAGGCTTTACCACTAGTCCTGCATTAGTCACTACTATTCCGGATCCCGCTATTCATTTCACCTCATTCCAGGGCGGATTGGATGGTCCTCGTAGTGCATTCCGTGATTTCTATACCTTCAATGGTACCCCTCTCCTGCGCCTCCAGGCAGTCAGTGAGGGTAACTGGGGTAATCAAGTTACGGTTAGTATCTATCCTGTGAATAATAGCGAGTTTCGCCTTAATGTACAAGATCTAAATGGTAGTGCCTTCAACCCACCTCTCGCCGATGAAGTTTACACTGTTAAACTGGGGGATACAAACGAATCAGGTGAATTAAATGCACTCCTCGATTCGAAGTTTATCCGAGGCTTCTTCTTACCTAAGTCCATCGACTCGATTAATTACGACGCCGCCCTAGTACGTCAATCACCACTGAGACTAGCCCCGCCTGACGAGAGTGAGACTGATGTTGAGAACCCTGCCCACGTGGACTTTTATGGTCCTAATGTGTTAGTGGATGTAACACTAGAGAATGGATACGACGGGCCTCCTGTAACTAATGATGACTATGTTAGCATCATCCGTACTCTAGAGAACCAACCTGTGCATATTCTCCTAGTGGGCACTACCAACGTAGGTGTTCAGCAGGCTCTTATTACTGAAGCCGAACGTGCTAGTGATAGTGATGGCCTTCGTATTGCAGTATTAGCCGCTCCTCCGCGCACTACCCCTACTCTGGCTGCCAGTGTTACGCGTGGATTCAACTCCACCCGTGCGGTTATGGTAGCAGGCTGGTTTACGTACGCCGGCCAACCTAATAGTAGTCGCTATGGCGTGCCTGGTGCTGCTGTTTACGCAGGTAAATTAGCTGCTATTGACTTCTTTGTCAGTCCTGCAGCGCGGTCTCTTGTCGGGCCCCTCTTTAACATCATAGAGTCTGATACGGATAACTATACTAGCCGCAGCAATCAGGACATCTATTCAGCTGCGCGGTTAGAGGTACTGAGTCTGGATACAGTTGACCGTACATACCGCTTTGCTAGTGGTGTTACACTATCTACTGATCCTGCGTGGGAGCGTATATATCTACGCCGGGTTCACGACGTTGTTAGGCAGGGGGCGCACGCTATCCTACGGAATTATGTGGCTATGCCTAATAGTCGTTTAGTCCGTAATCAGATAGCCGCCGCTCTTAATGCCTTTATGGGCGAGCTCAAGCGGAATGGCAGCATTGTTAACTTCCGACCCGCCATCATCGATAGCAGCAATAATAGTACAGTGGCTTACTTTAGCCGCGAACTATACGTTAGTTTACAATTCCAGCCCCTTTATAGCGCGGATTACATCTACGTGACGATTAGCCGCGACACAGAAACCAGTCCCTTAGGCGAGTAATATAATGTCATCTAAAGATGCTCTTTTCCTCACTCCTGCTGTCAATAACTTTGGTCTCGATCCCTTTAGTGGGTTTGATTTCGAGGTCTGGGTTAATGACACTAGTAGCGGACAGTTTGCCTGGTTCGGTA